TATGATGAAAGTTATTTGCAAGAAGTGCCAAGCCGAACGAAACGAGCCATTCTGTCAGACTTGCGAGCCAACTAGTGGGGACGATGTATACGCGCCGCGCCACGATGGTTTCGCAGCATACGAGGCCGAACTAGACCGTGAGGCCGACAAGCGAGCCAACGACCGAAAGAAGGCCGAACAAGACGGGGATTTGGTAGATATATTCGACAAAGCCTAAACCATTTGCTAGACTGAACACAGCAACAAAGAACCTAAAGAAAGCGGGTAATCATGCGAGAACTAAAACCACGATTTTATATATTGAGCGCCGAACGGTACACTGAAACCGACACTATCAACTTTGACCGAACCGAGAACCTAGAGCGTAGCTTGATAGCTCTAGGCCTATCATACAAGCGAGTTGTAGGCTGCTATGAGGGAACGCGGGAGGCTTCGTTTCTAGTCCCTGACAAGGGCGCTTGGGTCGCCTGGGATGGATGCGACACCTTTGCATGTGTCCAAGGCCTGGCGGACGTTTTTGACCAAGATTCATTTCTTGAACGTCACCCGGACGGCGCGGCGGAGATTCACGAACTACACATAGGGCGCGATGGCAACCTTCACAGCTACTTCATAGGAACGTTTCAAGAGGGAACGCCAGGGTCCGAGGAGTGTTACACTCACGACCCTAGCACGGGGGTGAGCTATGTCTGCCGCTGAAACCACGCACGCACCGTTCTATTACTACACCCGGTTGAGGGAACACATCAAAGGCATGCGGGCCACCACGATAGGGTTCGCGGAGAACGAGCTATCGCTGAAGTATCACGACACGGTTGTAGCACGGTATTACTTTGACACGCTCACTCTGATACTAGAGCACAACGGTTATCGGACCGCGACGACCAAGAACCGCATCAATGGTTTTTGCGAGGTTCTCGGTCTACCGGCTGGGGTGTACCAACACAAGAAGCGATTCCAAATCCATCATCGGCCTAGTGGGGTGCTATTCGGTCCCGAACGTGCTACCGTTGACTGGGGACACATTGACGATTGCGACGATTGCGAAATCAGCATAGAAGGGATTCGGCCATGAACGAGACATACAAGATTCCAGAGTTCAGAACGCCAGTTAGTGGCGCGGCACATGTAGAGAACAAGGCATGCATTGAGGCATGGAGAACGGAGAAAACTAGACTCGATGGCCAGAACGATGTGCACGCAATCCTTGGATGTGTTGGTGAGCCACTAGCGAACGTGATACGGGTCATCGTTGACAAGTACGAAGTATCGCCAGGGGACCGCGAAGAGCTGGTAGACCGAGCCACGGAGGCACGGGGTAACTTGCTCGACTGGACAAACGAGCACCGTCAAGAGGCTTATAACGAGGCATTTGGCGACGCTGCTAGCTACGCTGGCCAGGTAGACCCGGCCGACTGTTTACCTGATGACCTGGCAACGTGCACACTAGAGGACGCATGCGAGCACACCCGCGACCGCATCGAAAGTGAACTAGAAGGGGTTTCCAGCTATGGTCAAGCGGAGTGCCGTCAGCTAGATGATTCGGACCTGGGATGACGGGGCTATTGATATGGTTTGGGCTGTGCTTCTTGGCGTGGGTAACCATCCCCGACATTGAACCCTGGGAGTGAGCCACTAGCATAGATTGCGACGACTGTAAAGCCTCGGACGAGTAACATCGTCCGGGGTTTTTGCGTTCATCGGCCGCAATCCCTCTATGTAGTACCATCGCCCCGTCCGAGCCGCTAGCATAACATCGGACGATAGTCAAAGGGGGATAGGTCAATCGTTTCAGGGGGGTGTATACCTTACGCCTCAAGTTTATTCAACCTTTTGATGTAATGTCAAGAGGTTTCTCTCGTTTCAGTGCTGTATGTCACACATTTCCTTTCTTTCCACCCCCCGGGGGTGCCGCTTCCCCCTACGGGATAGCGCTCGACACGAGTGGCAACGAGTATCACACTCTCTCCCCTGGAACCTAAATACCTATATACGCCTAAAGGCTTACTACAGATGTTTAGGTAAAAAAATAGCCCATCCAGCTATCTGGATAGACCCCTAATCATCTTTACCCTCTCATTTAGAATATTCTCTGTAAAGGGCCTCTATATAGAGGGACTACGGCTGACGATTGAGTCTAGCGGGAAGGAAAGACCCCCGAAATGGGTTCTATTCTTTTTCCGCCCTGTTTTAGGGGCTTGACAGCCGTTTTCCCTCTACGTAGATGCCCGACACCGACCAGCCCGAAGGGCAACAGCAGTCGCTAGCACAGGAGGCGCCACAAGGCAACCCCGACCAGCTCGCGAACATGGAACGCATGCAGCGCAAGGCCTACTGGAAGGGCGAGCAGCAGGCAGAGAGGCGACTCCCTCAGTTCACGCCGCGTAACCCCCTCGCAGGCCAAGCCCTCCAGGAGAGCGACCGCATCGAGGAAGAGATTTGGGCCGTGGAGCAGGAGGCCGAGGAGGAGGCCGCTTGGGCCGCTGAGGTGGCCTGGCGCAACGAGGTGCAGCAGCAGGGTATGCTCGACACCCAGAACCCCCCGACCGCAGAGCAACCAGCCACCATTCCCGAGGGCGTGGATGTGCAGGGTGCCCGCGAGTCCCTGGCGCGAGTCAACGAGTGGGGCGGCGAGATGGACGACAACGCCGTGGACCAGTTCGTGATACAGGTGGCCGGCGACATGAAGTACAACCAGGGCCAGCTCCTTTCCGAGCGTCCCCGCTACGAGCAGAAAGCCGAGTTCTACAAGTGGCTCCGCAAGATGGAGTCCTGGAGCCGAGGCGAAGAGGACAAGGACAAGTACTACAAGGAGCGGCCCACCCGAGACGACGCCGCCATCGACAAGCACGAGAAGGAGCAGTCGAGAGGCCGCCACCCCACCCCCGTTCCCGCCAATGAACTTCCCGAGGGCCAGAGCATCGGCTAGACATACACCCTGAACGCAGGCCCAGCAAGGGCCGGAGTGACCCATGAGCAACTATGAATCCGGCGAGAGCCGACGACGCGAGATACAGGCGACCACGACCGTGGCCAAGGCCCTCCAGGCCAAGAAGGAACGGTTGAGGCTACCCCCCGCCGTGAAGCCCGAGTACAAGCGCCTCAGCACCGTAGGCCAGCTTGAGCGCTCCATCTACCTGACGAACCTCGCGCTGAACAAGTACGAGGTCATGCTGGAGGACGGCGACGAGCTGGACCCCACAGACGAGTCTCGCTTCATGGCGCTCCTGGACACCATCAGGAAGACCGAGGCCACCCTGGCGGGCATCCAGGCCAAGCAGAAGACTGACGACATGGGCCCCGTGGAGATAGCTCTGGGGCTCGTGGACACCGGCATGGACATCGACGACGTGCTCGCCATGTACCCGAACAACAAGGCCGTCTCCTCGGCCCTGGAGAAGCGCAGATGAACATAGTGAACGCCAAGGGTGCCTACGACATCCGGCCAGCCGAAGAGGGCGACCTCGACTACATTCTGTCCTCGTGGCAGCTCACCTGGGAGCGCTCCCCGGAGATGAACCTCCCCGGCATGATACGGGACGAGTACTTCCGCCACGCCCACCTCATCCTCGACGAACTCATCAGCCGGTCCTCCGAGAACCGCGCCCTCTACATATGCCACCAGCCCGGCAGCCCCCACCTCATCCGTGGGTTCCTCTGCGGCGAGGTGCGCTCCTGGGAGAACGTGCACGTCGCGTACCTGCACTGGATTCAGGTGAAGAAGCCCGACTGGCGCAAGGGTGTGGGCTCCGCCCTCATCGAGAGGTTCCGCAGGGACTTCAACATCGGTGAGGACCAGAACATGCTCTACACCTTCGCCAACAGCGCCGTGCGCAACCAGGGCATCTGGGAGGCCGCCAAGCCCCTGAACCTCGTGTACTGGCCGTGGTTCAAATATACCAGCCAGGAGTACGGTTGGGAAAGTGGCCAGTAGCCCGGAGGAGCTGCTAGCGCAGCGAAAGAAACTCCTTGAGCTGTACGCCAAGCAGCGTGCAGCGCTGGAGAAGCTCGACTTTGACAAGCTCCTGCACCCCGAGCAGCAGAAGTTCGCGAACGACCCTGCGCAGTTCAAGGTGGCGTGCTGTAGTAGGCAGTCGGGCAAGTCCCACGCGGCGGCCATAATCGCCCTGCGGGCTGCGGTAGAAACGCCTGGGTCCACCCCCGTCTACATCAACATGAACAGGGCCTCGGCCCAGTACATCATCTGGCCGCCCCTCATGGCGCTCAACGAGGAGCACGACCTCGGGCTGGAGTTCATCAAGACGACTTCAGATATAAGATTGCCAAATGGCTCAACCATCAAGGTGTTCGGAGCTGGCTCGCTCCGTGAGATGGACAAGATACGTGGCATCGGCGCCACGCTGAACCTGGTCATCCTCGATGAGGCCCAGAACTTCGGCACGGACATGTATAAGCTCATCCGCGAGATTCTCCTTCCCGCGACCGTCACCCACAAGGCCCCCATCCTCATCACGGGCACGCCAGGCGCCGCCTGCGCCGGCCCTTTCTACGACATCGTGCACGGCGGTGGCGAGATGTTCAAGAACGACGACGGGAACCAGCTCATGGGCTGGAGCCTCCACAAGTGGCTCATGCGCGACAACCCCTACATCCCCGACGTGGAGGAGCAGTACCGGGTCCACATGGCCGCGAACAACTGGACCGCCGCCTCCCCCGCCTTCAGGCGCGAGTACCTGGGCGAGTGGGTCCGGGACACTGAGGGGCTGTGCTACTACAGCAAAGACAGCATGATTGTCCCCAGGTTCCCCCTGGAGCGGGCCCACGACTGGCAGTACATCCTCGGGGTCGATGTTGGTACCCGGGACCCCTGGGCGTTCGCCATGCTCGCCGTGAGCCGCGACGTACAGGCCACCTACGTGCTGGAGTCCTACGAGAAGCAGCTCACCACCCTGGAGGCCGGCGACGAGGTTGGCGACCTCATGGAGCAGTACCCGTGCCACACCATCGTGGTGGACACAGGCGGCCAGGGTGCCGCCCCTGTGGCCCAGTGGAAGGACACCCACCCCCTCCTACCCATCCAGCCCGTCAAGAAGGGCTACGGCTCCGTGGACATGGGAATCCAGATAATCAATGCGGACATCCAAGCGGACAGAGTGTACTTCGTTGAGCCCGGCACCCGGAGCCTCCGCATGCAGATGGGCCTGCTAATCTGGGACCATAAGGCGAGCCCGACCGGCGCCAGGCGGGTCAAAAGAGGGGACGGTTACCCGGACCATTGCGCCGACGCTTTCCGATATGCCTACACCAAGGTGCGGACCTGGAAAGGCTCCCAGTACGGTCAGGGCGTGATGATGGGCCAGGACGAGATGAACCGCCGGGTAGCCGAGCGCCGCGCCGAGGTCATGGCTGAGAAGGGTGGGGACTCGACCCCCTTCTGGCAGAAGCTCGTCAAGCGCTAAACGCAGAACGGGGAGCGCCTGTCCCGAGCGCTCCCCTCTATGTCCGCGAGTCCATCCCTTGCCAAAATGCGTGGGGGTCTATATAACGAGTACCCTGAAAGACCGGAATCTTTAGGTCACTCTGGTATATATAGAGGGAAAACGGCTGACAGCGGCCGGAATCCCTCTATATAGATGGCCAACTCTGATTCTGTCGAGCAATCAGACTTTTCCAACCCCTGGTGGGATGAGAAGTCTGCTACCAAGATTCTACCCAAAATCGAGCGGCTCTTCCGCTACTACGTAGACCAGGATGCGGACCGGCTCAACGCCTACGCCGGCTACTCCGCCCTCTACACGAACCGGGACATCAGCGGAAACGACTTCCTGGCCAACTACAGCGCCTCCTTCGGTAAGGATGGCGAGTACAGCCGCGTACCACTGAACGTCTGTAAGGTCATGGTTGACGCCGTGCACGCGAGACTCACCCGGCCCGCCATCGCCGTTGAGTTCCTGCCCGCAGGCGCCAACTGGAGCCTCCGCAGGCGCTCGAAGCAGATGAGCCAGTTCGTCCGCTTCCAGATGCACGCCACCTCGCTCCGCGACAAGGAAGATGCGGCCATCCTCGACTCCCTTGTTTACGGTCTGGGCGTCATCAAGACCTGCCCTCACCCCGTATCCGCTGAGATTGAAAACTTCCGGGTTCACCCCAAAGACATCTTCGTGGACCCAGCGGAGGCTGCCGCAACCGGCAGGCCGACGCACCTATACCACCGCACCCTTGCGAACCGTGGCCGCCTCGCCAAGCTCTTCCCGAAGAAGGCCAAGCAGATTCAGGCCGCCGGCAACCTCGCCGACAAGGCCGTCTCCGACTGGGCTGAGAACACCCGCGACGGTGGCCCGTCCGTGGGCAACATGGTCGAGGTCGTCGAAGCCTACAAGCTCCCGAGCTGGCAGGGCTCCGATGACGGTAAGAAAGTAATCTTTATTGACGGGGCCATCCTCGACGTGTCCCCCTGGGAGCCCGTGGACTTTCCGTTCTCCTTCTCGTACTGGAAGAAAGACCCCACCGTTGGGTTCTTCGGCATCCCCCTGGTGGAAGAGCTTATCGGCCTCCACTACGACCTCAACACCTCAATCGTTCATACCGAGGAGTGCATCGCAGCGATGCCTCGCCCCTACATCCTTGTACCCGCCGATGGCGAGGTCAACGAGGGACAGATAGGGAACGTCTCGGGAGTAATCATCAACCACACGGGACGGGCGCCTCAGATTGTCATGCCTCCCTCCGTTCCGAAAGATGTCGTAGCATACATCGGAGTACAATGGCAGCGTGCGCTGCAAGTCTCCAGACTCGTTGCGATGGGCATGCCAGAGAGTGCTGGCTCACAGGCCGAAACCGGCCAGGCGTTCAAGGACATCGTGGACATCCAGTCCACAGAGTTGTCCCCCAACTTCCGTTATCGGGAAGACTTCTGCATCCGTGTTGCCGAGCAACAGATGATTGCAGGCAAGCTCCTCGACGAGCGGGAGCCGGGTGGTTTCAAGACCGTCCTGAAGAAGGACCGGAACACCGTCGAGTCGGTGAACTGGAAGCAGTTCGACCTCGACCCCAAGAAGGACAGCTACGTTGTCCAGGCCGCGCCGACCTCCGCGCTGAGCACCACCTTTGGTGGCAGGCTCGCCGAAATGAAGGAACTCATCGGCCTCCAGATTATCCCAGCCTCCCGCGCCTTCAAGTACCTGGACATCCCGGACTTCGACGCCGAGGCCCGTATCCAGAACGCATCGCTCGACTTCCTTGAGCGCATCTGCGAAGAGATTCTTGATGACCTCAAGTACACCGAAGCGGAGCCCACCATGGACTTGCGCCTTGGCCTGAAGGTCGTGCAGAAGAACATCAACCTTGCCCAAGCCATGGGCGTCGATGAAGAGAACGTGAACATGCTCTACCAGTTCCTTCGGAGCATCACGGACCTCATCGCCGAGGAACAAGAAGCAACGCAGCAGCAGGCATCAGGGATGGGCCCTGGATTGCCTGGGCAGCCCCCGGCCATGGACATCACAGGAGCATCGCCAGGCGCGACCCAGCTCAGTGGTTCCGTAATGGGCCAACAGTAAAGCAACACAATGACCGAAGAAGCAACCACCATCCCCGCCGTAGAAGGCACCCCCGAGTCGGCCGCCGACGTATGGGAGCGAACCGTTTCACCAGCCCCCATCACCAAGGCTGCCGTGCGTGGCGACGACCCCAAGCCCGAGCCTGTCGGCCTTCCCGACCGCGCCCTGGTGACCGGCCAGCTTGCAGAGCTGTACGCCGACACGACCAGCGCGCCCGACCCCATCCTGGACCGCCTTGCACAGCTTGAGCAGTCCCTAGTCCCCACCGCCGAGCCCGAGCACCCCGAGGTGTACAAGGAGCTTGTGAAGCTCCGAGAAGAGCTGGCGCAGCGTGACCTAGACGCGGCCGAGGCCGTCAAGACGGAAGAGCGCGACTCGCGCCTCCGCACCGTGCGAGAAGGCTTCGTTGAAGCCCTCCGCGAATCAGATTCATTCCCTGGCATCGTTGCCGCAGGATTCGAGACGAAGGTATTCGAGACAATCCATGCAAAGCAGCAAGCCGGTGAGGAAGTAAGCGAAGAAACAATCCTGAGCGAAACCGAGGCGGAGCTGTGGCAGATGTATGACATCCTGCACGCAGTGAAGTCCACAACCACAAGCGACGAACCAACCCCAAGCGAGACTCCCCAAACCCCAACTCTAACTCCAACGCTCACAGCTACCGATGAGGCCTCTTCGATTGAAGACCTCATGGCCAATGGTGGCGACCGACAGGCCGCCGCTGCTGAACTGTGGGCAAGAACTGTAGGATAATCTCTCATGGCTGAACTGACCCAAGTAGCCTACGAATCGTTCCTCAAGGAGTTCTACGTCGGTACCGTGGTTGCGGACCTGGTTTACAAGAACCACCCGTGGCTCGCTATCGTTCCGAAGAACCCAGAGGTTCGTGGTAGTGTCTACCCGAAACCCATTCGTTACGCGAACATCACCGGCCAGGCCGCGACGTTTGCTGACGCACACGCTAACCAAGGGCCCGCGACTCGCGACCGTTGGGAACTTACTCACATCGACAACTACGCGAAAGCAACCGTGGCCAATAAGGTCATCGAGCTGTCGCTTGGTTCACCTGCGGCGTTCCGCGAAGCCTTGACCGATGCGGTCGATTCGGCTTACAGCGCCTACGGTAACGATGTCCACTTCGAGCTTCTTGCGAAGTACGCGAAGGGCGCCCGCGCCCAGGTCCAGACTGGTGGAGCCGCTTCGACGACTCTGACCCTCGGCGCCGGAGAAGCTCGCTTCTTCGAGGTCGGAATGGTTCTGAACCACTCGCTCGCCGCGCAGGCCTCGCTCATCGGCGCTCCCGATGAGGCCATCGTGGAAAGTGTTGACCGCATTGCTGATACCATCACCCTTGTTGGTGACTTCGGTACAGGCGCGGACGACGCTGACTTCATCTATCGCTCAGGCGACTTCGACAAGAAAGCCGACTCGCTTCCCGCGTGGCTTCCTGGTTCGGCCGTCACCTCGGACCTCTTCAACGCAATCGACCGTACCGCTGATAGCACCCGCCTTGCTGGTGTTGACGCCTCGACCGGCTCCGTTGACGGAACCGCCCCGTACCTTGATGACCTAATCAAGACTGGTGCGCGTCTGTACCGCGAAGGTTCGTCTCCTGACATTTGCCTCTTCAACCCCGTGACCCACGCTAAGCTCGCCTTCGAGACTGAGAAGCGTGCGGCCCGTTACGTCAAGGTTGGCGCTACCTCCGGTAGCCTCAGCTTCTCCGCCTTGGAGATTATGACTGGCGCGGGCGCGGTTCCCGTTGTGTCAGACCCAGGTCTGGCCGAGGAAGCCGTTCTTATGGGCGAAAAGTCCGCTGTCGAGTTGTTCTCGGCCGGTGGCCTTCCCCGTATGTTCAAGAAGGATGGTAGCTTCTACCACCGTGAGGAAACCGCCGATAACTTGGCGTTCTACCTCTTCGGCTTCTACAACCAGTGCATCCAGGCTCCCGTCAAGTGGGCCTATGCTGCTGACATCACCGCGTAAGACTAACTTTGGAGTAGCCCCCTCTTCGGAGGGGGTGCTCACCCTTTTAGGACAACATGGCCAAGAACCTCAGTACTATTCGCACGATGATTCGACAGAAGTCGGACATCGAGAATGATGGCAAGCACATCTCAGACACCGAGATTGACAGCTACGCCAACGATTCCATTAGCCTCCTCTGGTCGCTCCTGGTCGATGGTACTGACGGACAGCTATTCGCAAAGAACGCAGGCGTGCTAGTCAAGCTAGGCACGTACTCCTACCAGCTCCCGGGCGACTTCTCACAGCTCGTCTCCGTGGACATCAAATACGGCAGCCGCTACCAGCGCAGCGCCCAAGCAGACCCCCAAGACTACGCTCAGCTCACCGAGATGACTGGCGCCGCCTACTACACAGCGCGCAGCCATTTCCTCCGGTGGAGCATCGAGCAGAACCGGGCCGAGCTTTTCCTTTTCCCTGAGCCCACGAACACCAGCGACGTGGCGGTTCAGTACATCCCCACGGCTCCCTACCTCAGCCTCGACTCCGACACCCTCAACTGGCCCGACTTCTGGTACCAGTGGGTCGTGCTCGACGCCGCCATCCAGTGCACCAACAAAGAAGAGTCCATGGCTCAGCCCCTTCTACAAGAACGGGAAAAGGTCGAGCGTCGCATCCGTGACCACATCCGGTCGATGACGGTAACGCAAATCAAGACCATCCGCTCCTCGCGCAAGAACGACTATCCCGGCAACGGCTGGCGGGGTTACTAAGTGGGTCGTCTGCGTGACAGACGGCGCGGTGGCGGTGCAGCACGCACCATCACTGGGCTGACCCGTACCGGCACGGCCAACAAGGTTATGGGCGGTAAGGGTGGCATCCAGTACCCCATCGTCGGCGAGACTGACCAGGGTGAAATCCTGGAAGTGTCCCACGTCACCGGGAAGCGCATCAAGACGACCGCCCTCGGCTCCGACCGACGCACCGCGTGCATGCTCATTGGCGCCGACTTCGAGATGGGTGGCCCCTACGCCAACCCCGAGACGACCGACGCCGCCATCGGCGAGTTTGGCTTCGTCAAGGTGGGTAACAACGTCCTTACCTGGACCAACGGGGCTGACTGCCTCCTCACCTTCTGGGTATTCTAATGGCACGCAAGGGACAAATCACCAAGTCAGTTCTCCTCTCCGGTGGGATGCAGGACGACGTTTCCGAGTACCTCCAGACGGACCCGACGATGGCCTACATCGAGAACGGCCGTTTCCGTAAGAAGGACGAAGTAGAGAAGCGCCTTCCCGACACCGAAATCTCTGGCGTGAACCTACCCTCCACGGGCGCCCCCCTACTCCTTTCGTCCCCGAAGGGCGCCTCGCTCCTCACCATGGACAGCGGTGGCACCCTCTACAGCTACGACGCCGACGAAGACCCCGTGAACTGGACCTCACGCGAAACCAACGTCATCCCCTACAACAACGAGACGCTCTTCCAGTCAGCCCCCGAGGCAGGCATGGCCATCTGTCAGGCCGGGGAGGCCGTCAACGCCTCCAGCTCCCGGTACAAGATGATGGCGTGGGAGGAGAAGTACAAAGGCATCGGAGCCTCCCGCGAGTGTAACGTCGTGGTCGAGGTTCGATACCCCAACGGCGACCTCTGGTTCCGTGAGGTCATCGAGGACGCACGCTCCCCCAAGATTCGCGTAGCGAAGAGCAACCAGGGCCTCGTTCTGTTCTTCCACAACGCCGACCTGGACGACATCGAGTACCGAACCGTCTCGGGCGGTTCGCTCGCAGGTGGTATCATTGGCAGCAGTGACATCACGGACATGGCGACCGAGCACCCAGACATCGACGGGCTCGACGACCACCACGCTAGCGTCGTGAACGACGAGAACGACCTGCGCCCCGGCTTCTGCTACGACGGCCAGGGCCACGGCTACTGGGACGTTGACTTCGGCTGGCCGAGTGAAGACGACCCCAGCGCTGGCGCCATCGTGTGGATGGACTCCGACAACCTGCGCATGCGTATTGCCAGGCTGAGCACCTACTCCTACATGAATACCGCCTGGCAAATCAAGGCTGGTGACACCACTCGGTACGTCCCCCTCAGCATCGCCTTCGACCCAAATAACAACCGCGCCGCCGTGCTTATGAGCGAGTACGATTGCAACAACGCCGATGGTGCCATACGCATCGAGGTTTGGGACTTTGACACCAACAGTGTCTACTCCTCCTCCTCAAGGTCACTCGACTCCCTAACCCTCGGTAAGGCCCGCTGCGTGACGGGTGACATCGTTTGGGACAACACCCAGGTCTACGACGAGCAGTTCCGCTGGGCGGTTACCGCCGTGGGCAACGAGCCCTGGATTATGAGTTCCGGGCAGCAGTCACGCACCAGTAGAACCTTCTATGGGTACTACGACATGGGCGTCGGCCTTCTCATCGACGGCTCCTTCTTCAACCACCGCCTCGCGTCAGAGATTACCTTTGACAAGGCTGAGTGGGCCGGTGGCTCCCGCCGCATGATATTCGCCATCGAGCAGTTCAACCCCAACGCCGTCCCCAACGAGACACAGCAGGACACCGACACCCCCGTCTGGCGGGACGAGTTCGCCTCCGTTCCCGTCCTCATCCGGCCGCACACCACCGTCGTCGTCTCCACCGCTCACGGCGACTTCCGCCACCAGATTATCGCCACGCTGGGCGCCGGCCAGAACAAGTGCATGAACGCCAGCTCCGGCGAGACAGACCCCCACCTCAATGGGGCATACATCCTGGACGGTACCGACGAGCCCCACGTCTG